GGTGGAACTTTCGGGCACGCTAGTCTCTATCGGCATCGGCAGCGTCACCGCGGTTGGCCGGCGACACGACCCCTGCTCGTCCTGATTGAGCTCGTTGTGAGCGCGACGGCATTACCGAGGAGCGGTGCCCGAGCCGCTACAATCGAGCCACAATATGGCCGCAGCCCTGATTGCGTGGTCGTCGCCGTCATATGGTGGACGGCGGGGACGACGCTTTGTCGCCTGAAGTGTTAACGTTCATCCTCGGAAATGGTGGGGTAGGAACGCGTAACACCGTGGCCCGGATTGAGGCCGCAAATCAGAGACATGCAGCGCGGCGCGCGCCGATAGGTTGCCGAATTCCGAGCGTGCTCACGCCCCCGGCATCGCCCCCGCGACACTCCCGTCGGCGGTCAGCGCGCACGCGCAGGGAAGATGCAGCAAATGGACGATTACGAATCAAGGACCATCGAAATTATCAAGTTTCCGCCGCGGGCTGTACCCCAGGGTTGGAAAGCGGTGACGGTCGCAGATGTTACTGAGATGCTTCGCCAAGCTCGTGTTCGGGAGCCCTGGCACGAGCCTGACCTCGGCTGTATTTCACTCGCACAGTGCATCAACAATCCACTCGGCTATCGGTCCGTGTACACCGCGGGAACCACGATCTCGAAGAAGCGCGCAGGGCAGGATTGCGGCGTAATTGAGGGGAAACCGGCCCGGACTAAAGCACATCGAGCGCGGGAGACTATTGATGAGGTGCGCCGGATCCTGCCAGCCGCTCTCGCTGAGTTCGAGACCAGCGTCGCGCAATCATTCACAGTGCACTCATCCTCATCTGACCACGCTAAGTATCTGCGCGCGGTTCAAGGCCTCCCCCAGGCCAAAGAAAGGTGCGAGATCTTTAAGCAGGTTCTTGCTCTCTTAAACTCGCTCCCGCCACGCCCTAAGCAGCGTGCAAGAGCATGGTGGCGCCTCGATGCCGCAAAGCTATGGCACATTTACCGTGCGACAATTGACGTTTCCGCGGGCATTTCCCCCAATGGGCCCGCGGTCCGCTTTATCAGAGCGGCACTCGCACGTATGGGTTACCGTCGCCTCCCCAAGCACATTGAGAGCGCTCTTCGCGATCCAGTAAATTGGGGCGATGAATACCTGCGCCGAAGATTTGATGAGGTGATGATCTGATCGCAGTCCCGAGGTGGTGAAGCTCGGGCCGCCATGGGCACAAGATGTAGGTTGACGACTTCATTCCTCGGAAGACCTTACGAATTCGCCGATCACGATTTTCGTAACTACGCGACAGTCGATCTCGCTCCGAACTAGCCCAGCAACGTCGCGACACACGCGGCAAGACTCTGATTGGAGCGTATCTCTCTGATGAACGACTTTCATGCTTCACACGGCAAGGCGCCCAGCCTTGCTCCTCGAATGTTGATCGTCTACCGAGCGGTCGGCAAAATCATTCGCGGCTGGCAGGGGATGACCGGCCGCAGCGCCCGGCATGATATGGGCGGCCGCAGCTTTGACGACCTCGCGCGCAAGACGGAGGCCGCCAATGCCGGCTGAGAAACAGAGCGACTACGAAGTGGGCTATGGCAAACCGCCCCGCCACACCCGGTTCAAGAAGGGGCAATCCGGTAATCCGCGCGGCCGCCCTTGCGGATCGAAAAACCTCAAGACGCTGCTGAGCGAAGCGCTCAACGAGCCGGTCATCGTCACCGAGAATGGCAGGCGCCGCAAAATCACCAAGCGCGAAGCGATCGTCAGACAGGTCGTCGACTGCTCGGCCACACCCGATTTACGCGCCGTCAGAATCGTCTTCGACCTTTTGCGCGACATCGAAGGCAAGAGCGAGCCGGCGTCGCATGAGCCCTCCGCCTTCACCGCGGCGGACGAAGAGGTCATTGAGCAGCTCAAGGCTCGGCTCTTGCGCAAGCAGGAAGAGTTCGATGAGTGAGGACCTGACGTTCGCCGAGTACGCAATCATGCTGCGGGAGGACTTTGCCACCTTTGTCGCACGTTGCTTTCCCGATCTCAATCCGCAGGCCAAGCTCGCGATGAACTGGCATCTCGAGGTCATCGCAGCGAAGCTGATGGAGGTTCGCCAGGGCAGGATCAAGCGACTGATCATCAACCTGCCTCCGCGGCACCTCAAATCGTTGATGGCCTCGATCGCGTTCCCCGCGTGGTGTCTTGGGCATGACCCGTCGGCCCAGATCCTATGCGTCAGCTATGCCCAGGATCTCGCCGACAAGCTTGCCCGCGATTGCCGCAGCATCATGATGAGCCCGTGGTATCGGCGGATCTTCCCGACCCGCTTGGCTACGCAACGCCAGGCGGTGCAGGAGTTCGTCACTACCCGCCAAGGCTACCGGCTTGCCACCTCCACTGGCGGGGTGCTGACCGGTCGCGGCGCCGACATCATTGTCATCGATGATCCGTTAAAACCGGAGGAGGCGCTCTCGCAGGCGCAGCGAAAAGCGGCCAACGAGTGGTTTGACCACACCCTCTATAGCCGGCTCAACGACAAGCGCCACGGCGCCATTGTCATCGTCATGCAGCGGCTGCACGAGGACGACCTCGTCGGCCATGTCCTCGCGCAGGAGCCGTGGGAGGTCCTGAGCTTTCCGGCGATCGCCGAAGCCGACGAGGTCCACCGTATCGAGACGATGTGGGGACCACGACGCTTTCGGCGTCGGCAGGGCGAAGCCTTGCACCCTGAGCGCGAGCCGCTCGAAACACTCGACCGCATCCGTCGCACGCTCGGCGAATACAACTTCGCTGGCCAGTATCAGCAAGCGCCGGCGCCCCTCGGCGGCGGTCTCGTCAGGACGGAGTGGTTCAAGCGCTACCGCGAGAGCGACCGGCCGGAGTCTTTCGACCGCATCGTGCAGAGCTGGGACACCGCCAACAAGGCGACGGAGCTCAGCGATTTCTCGGTGTGCACGACCTGGGGTGTTAAAGGCAAGAACCTCTTTCTGATCGGCCTCTTCCGCCGGCGGCTCGAATACCCGGCGCTCAAACGCGAGGTGCGCGAGCAACAGAGCCTGTTCAATGCGAACGAAGTGCTGATCGAGGACAAGGCCTCGGGAACGCAGCTGATCCAGGAGCTGATCGACGAGGGCTGCCATAGCGTGACGCGCTACGAGCCGACGTGCGAGAAGATCATGCGCCTGCACGCGCAGACCGCGCTCATTGAGAACGGCTTTGTTCACATCCCCGAAACGGCGCCGTGGCTTGCCGAATATCTGCATGAGATGACCGTATTCCCGAACGGCAAGCACGACGACCAGGTCGACTCGACGGCGCAGTTCCTCGAGTGGTTCAAGGTGCCGTCCTCATTTCATCGGCACATGGAGTTCAAGCGGCTGGAGCTCGAAGCGCTCCAAGCGGCTGCGCAGCCGCGCAAGCCGCAACCCGCTCCACCCGATCCGGCTCGCGGCTCCATGGAATGGGTAGCTCTGCAGGAAAGACTGAAAAATTCGAGCTAGCCGGCCGCGATGGTGACCGCGAATCCGACTCTCTTAAGCGATGATGCTTTCCAGCGCGCTCATCATTGCCGGCGAGGAGAGTTGGTCGTGAAACCGAGGATGTTGCGCACCGTGGCGGCGCGAAATCCGCTCATACGCTGACACGACCAGGCTCATCACCGAGCAGTGGTGAGCCGCGTCGCCGCCAGGGAAAATTTCGCATAGCGCCCCGCATTGTGTTTCGATAGCCAAGGAGCGGGGTGTGGTCAGACTGCAAACATTCGTTGCAGAGCAGCGGCGGGCAATCGGTCGGGTTGTGCCACTTACCGCAATAGAACGGTTCTGGCCAGCCGGTTACAGGTCCCTACAATGGGAGGGCGGCTTGCCCGGCGGGGGACTGTCGGATCATGGCGCAGCTGGTGGTGATCGACCAGATCTTCGTGGTCTGGGAGAGTGCCGCCGCTGTCCGACTACTTCATGTCATCATGCTCGATGAAATGCGGCGCACGCCGGTTCGTCAAATGCTGAGCAGCTCACTCGACAAGTCGCATGACGCGATCGTCGTTCCCGGCAATCCCGATCCGAGGTGACCTTGCTGCCCTCAACAGGCCGGCAGCGCCGCGCACCCAAGGACCATCTCCGGCCTCACTCACAAAGCATGATCCAATTTTACTGCAGCAGCGATGAGCGCGCGGCGATCTTGTATTCGGCCGACCGAGCATATCGCGCTGCCCGATCGGCAGCCTCCTCAGGCTCGTAGAGTAAATCGCCGAGAATTCGTGATGTTCGCCGATTGGAAACCGAACCGATATAGCCGATACGGCCCACCGAGCGTGCGCTTATCGTCGACAAGTTGAAAAAGCTCGTAAAAGGCAGTGAGCGTTATTTTCGTCATTGACAGATTCACGATCATATTAAATAATGTTCTCATCAAATACCCCATTATGGAGAGAAGAGATGGAACCACGTCGCGATGATGAAATAAGTAGGCGTCGAGCGGGAGATCTCCTCTCAAGACAATCTGCAACCACTATTTCCTCGCTAAACGAGGCGTGGCTCCACACCCTGGACGAGTACGTCATCGATACACCACTCAGCCAGATTATCCTTCCGATGATGCGCGGCTGCTTTTTCGGCGGCGCGATTTACGCGGTCCTGTTACTGCAGAAGGGCCACGGCGATCGCGTCGCTGCCGATATCGCCGGCTTCATCGCCGAAAAGCCGGAGTCGTGATCCCCACAGTATGCCAACACACGACTTAACCTCGCGACCAGAAAGATGAACCGGGAGCAACTTGCCGAAGCATCGGCCGTCGCTGCGAAGAATGGCAGTATCGGTAGCACTTTCCAATGGTGCTAGCGGCTTGGCTTTTGAATGACCGGAGCTTGCAAGCTGGTGCCAGCGAAAATGGCTGCTGGAATTACTCACACATCACCGGCATGCACAACCGGGCGCTGGGCAGGGTGTGCACTCCAGCTGCCGACCGCTGCGGACGCCCAAAAAGCTGTTTCGCCAGATCTGAGGACATTGACGTGCGGCAGCTTCAACACTGCGGACCGATGGCGAGGGCGAATAGGACAAGGAGCAATGCTGATGGAGAACCAAACCCGGCGCACGCGAAAAACCGAGCAGAGCGAACGGCCAGTTGAGCCACTGCCTGGGCCCGCGTCAGACAGCCCACCCACGGTCTTGGCGCTGATTGAACGGGTGGTGCTCGATCCTCATGCCGATGTCGAGAAACTCGACCGCATGATGGCAATGTATGAGCGCCTCAAGGCGAAAGAGGCGGAACTCGCGTTCAATGGAGCGAAGGGGCGGATCCTCAAAAAGCTCGCCGGCATCAAGATCGTCAAGAACCGGCCCGTTTTGTCCGACATCGACAACGGAAAGCAAAGAGGCACCGTTGAACCCTTCAAATATGCGCCGCTCGAGGAAATCGATAAACATCTGCGCCCGCTGTTGGCGGAAGAGCAGATGGATCTCTCCTATTCCGATGAACCGTGCGAGGGCGGCATTCTGGTCCGCGGTCGGCTGAAGCATCTGCCAAGCGGCCATTATGAAGATTCGTTTATGCCGGCCCCGCCCGACACCACCGGTGGCAAGTCGAATGTGCAGGCCGTCGGAAGCACCAACTCCTTCCTGCGCCGCTATGTCGCCTGCAACATCTTCAACATCGTGGTTGTCGGTGATGATGACGACGGAAATGGAGGAACGATCGACGAGGCCCAGGCCAAGACCATTCTCGAGCTGATCAAGAAGGCCAAGGCCGGGCCGAAGTTTCTCAAATACATGCGGGCCGAGAGCCTCGAGGACGCCGGTTCGCTGGAAGCAGCAGTGGCGACGATCGCCGCCCGCGACTATCGCAAGGCCGTCAGCACGCTCGAGGAACAGATCGCCAAGGCAGAGGCCGGTCATGCCCATCTTTCATGATGTGGCGCAATACTCGGAAGCCTATGACCGCCTCAAGCTCGGCATCCCGACGAGCTCCAACTTCCACAAAATCATCACACCGCAAGGCAACCCGTCGAAGCAGTGGCGTGAATACGCCTGCGTTCTGATCGCCGAGCGGCTCTTGCAGCGGAAGATCGAGTTTTACAATTCACCGGCGATGGAGCGGGGTTTGATCGTCGAGGCCGATGCGGTCGATTGGTATGAATTCGACCAAGACGTAACCGTGCGAAGAGTCGGCTTCATCACCGACGATGATCACACGGTCGGATGCAGTCCCGACCGGCTCGTCGGCGATGACGGCCTGTTGGAAATCAAGGCCCCGCTGCCGCACACGCAGGTCGAGTACTGGATTTCCGGAACCGTCCATGAGCGCTTCCGGCCCCAGCTGCAAGGCCAGCTCTACGTCTCGCAGCGTCGCTGGGTCGACATCGTCTGCTGGCATGACGTGCTGCCAAAGCTGGTCATGCGAGTTGAGCCGGATGAGACGTTCATCAATGCGCTCGACCGCGAGTTGCAGATCTTCAACTACTTTATCGAGCGCGTCATGGAAAAGATCCGCGTCGCGACCGAGGTGCCGGTCCCACAAGGGGGATTGGCGTTGAAGGCGGCGCTGCGAGCCAGCCTGGAGACTGTACCGTGAACTTACGCTGCGCCTGAACTCAAGCAGCTGGAAATTCTCTCAGGCCGATGCCCGCACCCCGTATCCCCCACTCCCTAACGCCTCGCAAGTCCAAGCCTGACTTGCGTCGGCGGGTGCAGCACCTGGCCTTTGTCCGTCAGCTCCCCTGCGTTGCCTGCGGCAAAGCTGCGCCGTCAGAGGCCGCGCATGTGCGGACCGGAACCGATGGCGGTGTCGGGGTGAAACCGGGCGATCGCTACGCCGTTCCTCTGTGCGCCGCCTGCCATGCCAAACAGCATCGGATCGGCGAGCTTACCTTCTGGTCGGCACTCCGCATCGATCCCCTCAATGTGGCGTTGCGGCTGTGGACCGTATCGGCTGACTTAAAGGCCGGGGAGCGCACTGTGTTTCGCGCCCGACAACGGATCGATCTGGCTAAGAGCCTGATCCAAAGCCCTACATGGCTCTAATCATCGGCAGCAAAGGACCGCTTTTGAGACCCACAACGGCCGCTCACCCTTGGCGGCGGGAACCGGTGTTCATGCTCCTCAGCCGACCTTGCTGGCGGGATCAGGAACCGGGTGGGTAGGGAACCCATGTTCTCCGGTCCGGTCAAAAGAATCCCCTGTTGGGCCTGGGTCGGGGTAAGGGAATGGGTCCGTCGCGCCGGACGACCCTCCGAAGACAATCTCGATGCGAGCACGATAGGCATTTTTGTATTTCCGCTATAGGATGAAGGTACAGGCCGGGCAACACGGTCTAAGGGAACAGGAGGAAAGCGATGGCACCAGCGTTCTGGGCGGCTGGCTTGGGCGTCGCCCTCGCGGCGGCAGCGCCGGCAACGGCCGACGAGGCGCCGAAATACGGCGGTATACTGACCTACATGATCCCGGCGGACTCGCCGCCGAGTTTCGACGCGCAACGCGAGGAAACCTATGCGACTATCCACTCGGCGGCGCCGTTCTACAGTGTGCTGATACGGATCAATCCCTACAATCCGGAATCGACTACCGACATCGTCTGCGACCTGTGTACCGAGATGCCGCAGCCGACTGATGGCGGCAAGACGTATACTTTCAAGATCCGCGACGACGTCAAGTTCCATAATGGGGACACGCTGACTGCTGAGGACGTCGCGGCGAGCCTGAACAAGATCGCCTTTCCGCCGGAAGGCGTGGTAAGCCCGCGCTCCGCCACTTTCATGATGGTCGACAAGATCGCAGCGACCGACCCGCACACCGTCGTCATTCAACTGAAGTTCGCCACCAGCGCGTTTCTACCGGCGCTGGCCGACCCCTACAACTGGATCTATCAAAAGAAAATCCTCGACCAGGACCCCCACTGGTATGAGCACAACATCATGGGTTCTGGTCCGTTTGTCTTCGAGGAATTTCAAACAGGTCAGATGATTAAAGGAAAGCGCAACCCGCATTACTACCACCAGGGGCTGCCTTACCTTGACGGCTTCGTCGGGATCTATGCACCGAAGCAGGCGGTGCAGCTCGACGCGATCCGCGCCGACCGCGCCGCGACCGAGTTTCGCGGCTACCCGCCGTCGGCGATAGACCAGCTGAAGCAAGAACTTGGCGACAAGATCGTGGTGCAGCAGAGCGACTGGAATTGCACTCTAGGAGCCTGGATCAACCACCAGCGCAAGCCGTTCGACGATGTGCGGGTGCGTCGCGCCTTGGTTCTGGCACTCGACCACTGGGGCAGCGCGCCGGCCCTCTCTCAGATAAGCCTCATGCACACCGTCGGCAGCCTCATCTTTCCGGGATCACCGTTGGCACCCGACAAAGACCAGCTCAGCACAATCGCCGGCTTCTGGCCCGACATCGAGAGGTCACGAGCCGAGGCGCGCCGGCTGCTGAAAGAGGCAGGTGCCGAAGGCCTCAGTTTCGAACTGGTGAACCGCGACGTCGATCAGCCTTACAAATACCTCGGGATTTGGCTGATCGATCAATGGAGCAAGATCGGCCTACGCGTCACTCAGAATGTGGTGCCGACCGGTCCCTGGTTTGCGGCGTTGCGCAGCGGCGATTTTAGCGTCTCGACCGGTGGCAGTTGCCACGGCATCGTCAACCCGGTGTTGGATGTCCAACCCTGGCTGCCGCGCTCCGTCAGCGAGTCAAATTACGGCTACTACGAGGATCCGAAAGAACTCGATATCTACAAGAAGATGCTCCACGAGACGGATCTTGCGAAGCAGCGTGCTCTAATGCTCCAGTACAACGA